CTTGGTTTAATGATGTTTAGAATTCCGCGCAATGCTGCACAAGTAATGACGAAGAGAATGGTGTTAATGCCAGAGCCTACAGAATTACAACATAAGGAATCAGGTGTAGTTAATTGGCAAGGGGCTATTAGTGAAGAATTTCCACCGTTGGTGGTGGATTTCTTAAAAAATAAGGAAGTACGGTCGAAATTACTTACAAAAAAAGCGTTGATGAATTTTGTGGGCAGTATTAAACATTGTCAGTTGAGTGATGGTGAATACTGTCATAAAGAATTAACAATCACTCCGCACTTAGACGGTTTTATCAGAACTTGTTGGCACCACGATACAGAAATGCGCAAGGGAAACTATGATGCAGAAAAAGCAAAGTTGGTGGTGGAACAAAATATAGAGCAAGCAATCATTGCAAAAATCCAAGTAGATTTAAAACATGCTCGTCCTTTAACAGAATCAGATTTAGTACTGTATTGTTTTAAGAATGGATTTCAACGTTTATTAAGTGATGCGTTATTAAGAAAGGTCTTTAGTGTTAAAGATTATGAACGAGACAATAAAGAAAGTTCTACTCGTTTTGAAGATCCTCTTATTTATCACATGGACCGTTTAGATAAAGCCATTTTAAATTTAAAAGCTGATGATGACCCGCCACTGCAATATATGGCAAGACCAAAGCCACAATATATCCGTTCTGAAAAATGGTTACGTTGGGTAAAAACTCAGCCTTGTGTGTGCTGTGGTAAACAAGCAGATGATCCACATCATTTAATTGGCCATGGTAATGGTGTGATGGGAAGTAAAGCCGATGATTTGGATTGTATTCCGCTTTGTCGAATTCATCACAATGAATTACATCAAAATGTAAAAGCATTTGAAGAAAAGTATGGTTCACAAATAGAGCTTTGGCATAAGTTCTTTTTATATGCCATCAAGATTGGCGCCTTGGTGGTAGATTGATTCAGTATTTAAGTATTCCTTAATAACTGAACTATCAACTAAAAGATGACAGTTCAAAAAGTGCGGTCTTTTTTAAAGTGAGATTTCTATGACAACGATAACACTTGAATTACCATTTCCACCTTCAGTTAATACTTATTGGCGCAGAGTAAATGGGAAAACGTTAATTAGCGCGAAAGGACGGGCTTATGCAAGTCAGGTAGCGTGGATGACAAGACGCTCAGCGAGATTTCCAGCTGGTATTCGTGCTGCAGTGGTGGTGGAAGCTTTTATGCCGGATAGAAGAATGCGTGATTTGGATAATCTTTTCAAATCATTATTAGATGCGTTAGTGAAAGCTGGCGTGTTGGTGGACGATAGTGTTATTGATGATTTGCGAATCGTACGTAAATGTGTAGTCAAGGGTGGAAAAGTTTTAGTGTCGATTAAGGAGATTTCATGTTAGATATTGATGCAATTGCGATTGAATTTGGTTATTGGGCAACACCGCGACATGAAACAGAATTTCCACGGGTTGCCGCAGGGTTTGCAGAGATGAAATGCGATGCACGTTACGATCATAAATATCGTATTAATCCTATCTCTGATGACCTTGGTTTAAGAATTGATGGTTATCTTGGTATTATCCGTAAACTTACACCTGAGCTTTATGATGTGTTTGTTTTGACCTACATTAAGCGTTGGGAAAAACAAGAAATATTGACTTATCTACGGATTTCAAAAGCAGAATATTTTAACCGGATAAAAACTGTAAAAACATCTTTAATGCTAATGATTGTGAGTGGTGGGAGTGAATGTATTTTTATTTGTTGAATGTTAAATTTTTAATAAAAACCGCTTGACAGTCTAGACTAAAAGTGTATGATGCAGACTATAGTGCGATTTTTGCACGTTACAAACGAAGAATTGATTTTTAAACCCCTGATGGTTCTCCATCGGGGGTTTTTTATTGCCAAAAATATGGTGGGTATAAATGCAAATTCTCAAAGACATGCCTGTAGAGTCTCAGGCTTATGGTTGGCTAACTGCTTTATTCGGAGCTATGACTTTATCAGAATGGTCTGTTTTGATAGGTGTACTAGTAACTATATGCGGATATATCCGTGAATCTCGTTATAAAAAACGAATGCTAGAACTTGAAGAAATTAGAGTTGGCGTCCGCGATAAAAACGGTGAAATGATACAGGATGATAAAGATGTCAAAACTCAAAAAAGCTAGCGCTTTTGGTGTTTGTTTAGTTAGTGTAATTGTTGGATTGGTATATGACTCTGAAGATCGTTCATCAGGAATTATAATTTCCGAGAATGGTGCACGCGAAACTGGTGATGAAGAAGGTTGTAGAACTAATCCGTATCAATGTGCAGCAAAAGAGTGGACATTTGGTATCGGAGCGGCTACTACGGGTGGCGCTAATGTCATCATTGGTAAAACCTATACCAATGAAGAAATAGCAGATCAGTATGCAAAAGATTTGCGCAAGGTTAGTAAGTGCATTATTGATTACTATCCATACAATGACATGAACCAAAATCAAATAGATGCTTTGGGATCATTAATTTTTAACATTGGGTGTCAAGGTTCTCGGTTTTTCTTAGATAGAGAAAGTGGTCGTTTTAAAAAGACTCAGCTTTATAAAGCTGCAATTGATAAAGATTTTATTCGCATGTGTAATACTTTCCCTAATTATTCCAGGGTGAATGGTAAGGTGCATAAATCTATATTAAAACGAAGATTAAGGGAGCGTGATTTATGTTTAACCCCGGTGAACAATTAATTAAGCGGATTAAGTTTGGTGCGATATGTGTTGGTGTCGTTGCGGTTTTGTGCCTGCTCGGCGTTTTGCGGTACCAGTACAACACTATTATTGACTTAAGAGCCGACAACAAAGAGCAGGCGCAAGCGTTATCCAAACAAGAAAAAGAGATAACAAGACTGAAAGACGAAGCCGCCGAAAATCAGCGCATCATGTTAGAGCTGTCAAAAGCGGAAGCAGAAGCACGGAGTGAATCAGACGATGTTATTAAATCAATCCCGCAAAATGTTAAACAGAGCCATCCTTACAATGCTGCCGGTCCTCGTAATGTTGTTGAGTTCTTGCGCAGGTAAACCACAAGCTACCGGTTGTCCTGTATTGCCGCCTGCTTATGTTGCTCACTTGGATAAGACAGGATTTAACGGCAGCACATACGGAGACATCACTCAATACTCAGTCATCCTTAAGCGTGAGCGCGATATTTGCTTACACAGGGTGGATAAGATAAGAGAGTGGCAAGTTGAGAACACTCAGCACTAATCAAAACAACCGCAATGCTTGGCATTATCTATACAGCAAGAAAGCTTGGAAACAATTGCGGCTTGACCATTTAGCTAAAGAGCCTTTGTGTGTTTATTGTCAACGAGAGGGAAGATTAACCCCCGCAACAGTTGTTGATCATATCAAAGCGCATAAAGGGAACCTTAGTTTGTTTTATTCCCCTAGTAATCTGCAATCACTCTGCAAGCTACATCATGATGGCGCGAAACAGAAAGCAGAATCAAACAAAATTAACGAAATCGGCTGCGATGAAAATGGATTCCCTCTTGACCCTGAACATCATTTCAATAGAGGGAGGAGGGAGTAAAAAGTTCAGGCGAAAAACCTTAAATACCGCCCTGGGAACTCTATTTTATCGCTATTACAGTTTTTATACCCTTTTTTATGGTTTTATGGAGTGGTTTTTATGGGCGCACGCAAAATAAGAAGCGATAGCACTGAAGCGAAAGTTTTAGCTAATAAAGCCGCTCAAACAAAGTTGGAGCCGCCGCAAAAATTAACAAAAGCGGAAATGCGGTATTGGGAAAGTATTATCCCGAGCAGAGCTTTGGAGAGTTGGACGCCAATTGATCAAGAGCGAGCGGTAAAACTCGCTAAACTTTATGTTGAAATTGATGATTACGAAAAAGAATTATCTACTTCGGCTCGCCGGTGGGTGAAAACAGATACTGGCACAATGAAAATGCACCCTCTGCATTATGTTATTGAGGATCTGTATAAGCGAGAAATCCAAATGTGCCGCAGTTTACAAATCCACAGTAGGGCTACAAATGGCGAAAGTCGAGATCAGGTTAAGACGAATCAGCTTTATCAAGAAGCAAGAAACGCAATCAATGACGATGACGGTTTAATAGCAAGGGTGATTAACTGATGACAACGGCTGAAAAAGTAATCGCATTCATTGAGCGTTATTGCTTTGTGCCTGAGGGTGCTTTAGTTGGTCAGCCAATCAAGTTAGAAGATTTCCAAAAAGATTATATTTTTGATGTTTACGACAACCCGCACGGCACAAGTCACGGCATTTTATCTATTGGTCGTAAAAATGGGAAAACAGCATTAATCGCTTGCTTATTGTTAGCCCACTTGGTCGGCCCAGTGGCGATTTTAAATAGTCAGATTGTGAGCGGGGCCTTAAGCCGTGACCAAGCGGCGTTAGTGTTTAATCTTGCGGTAAAGATGATTCAGCTTAACCCTAAATTAAGCAATATTGTTTCGATTAAACCAAGTGGCAAGCGGCTGATAGGCTTGCCTATGAATGTCGAATATAAAGCACTAGCAGCTGACGGTAAGACAGCACAGGGGCTATCTCCTGTGTTAGCAATACTTGATGAAGTAGGGCAAGTACAGGGGCCGCAATCAGCATTCGTTGATGCTATCACTACCGCTCAAGGCGCACATAAGAATCCGTTATTGCTAACTATCAGCACTCAGGCAGCGAACGATGGTGATTTGCTCTCGATATGGATTGATGACGCTAAAAACAGTAATGATCCTCATACGGTGTGCCATGTTTATAGCGCAGACAAAGATTTGAAAATTACTGATCCGAAAGCGTGGAAACAGGCCAATCCAGCTTTAGGCGTGTTTCGTAGTGAAGAAGATATTCGCAAACTTGCTGATAAAGCTAATCGCATGCCAAGTTTTGAAAACACATTCCGCAATCTTAATCTTAATCAACGCGTAAGCACAGTTTCGTCCTTTGTTTCAATTGATATATGGAAAGAGAACGGCGAGGAGCAGAGTAGCCCCAGCGGTTTAACTGCTTACGGCGGTTTGGACTTATCCGCGCGTACCGATTTAACCTCTTTAGTGCTGACTGCTAAGGAGCATAACGGTAAAACTAACGTATATTCATTCTTTTGGACGCCTGAAGTTGGTATTGAAGACCGAGCAAAGCGAGATAGAGTGCCGTACGATGTTTGGGCAAGACAGGGATTTATCCGAACAACACCTGGTGCAACAGTAGATTATGCCTATGTGGTACGTGATATTGCTGAAATCCTAAGTGATTTTGATATTGCGGCGATCGCTTTTGACCGTTGGCGCATTGATATTTTCAAAAGAGAAATGGAATTACAAGGAATTGATTTGCCTTTGGTTCCATTTGGTCAAGGTTTTAAGGATATGTCGCCCGCAATTGATGCGCTAGAAAGTGATTTGCTTAATGCGAATTTACGTCACGGGATGCACCCAGTTTTAACAATGTGTGCAGCGAATGCGGTGATCGTAAAAGACCCGGCTGGAAACAGAAAATTTGAAAAACACAAAGCAACAGGACGCATTGATGGAATGGTAGCTTTGTCTATGGCGCGCGGGATAGCTGAAACAGCAGAAACACCGCAAAATATTGATTCATATTTACAGGATATTGTAATCGCATGAATACATTAAATGATCAAGGTTGGTGGACTAGATTTTATAACCGTTGGTTCGGTGGCGGGAAGCGCCTTGATAAAGGTTCTACATCAGAACCTTTTGTCAGCCAATCGAGCGGTTCAGGAAAAGCGGTAGATGCAGAAACATCATTGAAATTAAGTGCGGTCTGGGCATGTGTCAGACTTCGTAGTCAAACAATAGCATCATTACCGTTTCATTTAAAAAATGCAGAGCGAAAAATAGCAGTAGATCACCCACTTTATAAAATTATTCATGACTCCCCAAATGCTGATATGTGTTCAAGCGAGTTCTGGGAAGCGGTCATTGCAAATCTTGATTTATGGGGAAACGCCTACTGTCGAATTGTCCGAGTTGGTGAACGCGTAGTGGCGCTTGATATTTTTGATCCGCAGTATATGCGTGTAACCCGCCGTGATGATGGGTCCATATATTACACTTATACTAAAAATAATGTTGATGGTGGAGAGTACGACGAATCAGAAATATTGCATTTTCGTGGATTTACGCTTGATGGTTTGGTCGGATTATCTCCGATTGCTTATCAAGCTCAAGTTATGGGGTTGCAGATTGATGCTAATAACGCTGCATCTAAGGCCTTTAAGAATAATCTTAAAGCAGGCGGTTTTTTGAAAACTGGTGAGCGTGTTTTGACGGAAGAACAGCGAAAAATAATGCGCACTGCATTGGGTGAGTTTGGTAAGCCGGAAAATGCGGGTAAATGGATGATTCTTGAGGCTGGAATGGAGCCTGCAAATATGTCAGGCGCTTGGATTAATCCTCATGATGCACAATTACTCGAAAGCCGTTATTTTGGTATTGAAGAGATTTGTCGTGCGTTTGGGGTTCCTCCACAGTTAATTTACAGCACAGATAAATCCTCGTCTTGGGCGTCAAGTGCGGAACAAATTAACCAAAATTTCTTAACCTATTCACTCAATCCAACTCTAAAACGGATTGAACAGACCATCACGCGGAAGTTGTTGAATCCTAGTGAGCGTTCAAAATTTTATCCTATTTTTAGCGTTGAGGGACTACTTCGAGCGGATAGTGCGGGGCGTGCGAGTTTTTATACTGTTTTATTACAAAATGGCGTAATGACCCGTAATGAGGTTAGGGCGTTGGAAAATTTACCGCCGGTTGATGGTGCAGATCAGCTTACTGTCCAGTTAAACCTAACATCAATCGATAAAATAGGAAAGGAAACAGAAAATGTCAATTAAGGTTAAAGACCTATTATTTAAAACCGAAGCCGTCAAAGAAGACGGCTTTTTTTCTGGCTATTGTAATGTTTTTGATGTTCCAGATAGCTACAATGAAGTCGTCCGAAAGGGGGCATTCGCACAGTCCATTCAAGGTTGGAATGCTCAAAATAAAATGCCGCCTGTATTGTGGAATCATGATCGCAATCAGCCTATTGGTGTTTGGACGTTGCTTAAAGAAGATGAGCACGGTTTATATGGTGAAGGGCGTTTGCTTGTGAATGACGTTGCAAGAGCAAAAGAGATTCATGCGCTTTTACTTGCCGGCGCTATTGATGGTTTATCTATTGGGTATCGGCTGAATAAGTGGGCGTATAACGAAGTGGATGACGTCTTAGAATTGCTCGAAATTGACTTGAAAGAAATTTCAATTGTTACATTCCCGGCTAATGAAGAAAGCCGTGTTGAGGTGGTGAAATCCGCTTTGGCGAAAGGTAGTTTGCCTACTTTACCGGAATTTGAAAAAGCCCTGAGAGATTTAGGGTTCTCAAAAGCACAAGCCACGGTTGTTGCTGGTCATGGTTTGCGAAAACTTATTCAGGGCGAGCCTGAAAACAACGAAATCAGCAATGCACTAACTATTTTAAAATCAATCAATGAGGGAAATTAATATGTCCGAACAAGAAAAAAATGTTGAACAGCTCGCCACTGAGTTGAAAAAAGCCACCGATTCTGTGAAAGATTTAGGTGAAGAACTTAAAGGCAAAATGGCGAACGGTGAAAAAGGTCTTGAAGACCTAAAAGGGCGCGTGGACGAAGCCTTGACCACTATCACCGATGCAAAAAGCCGTTTAGACGACATTGAACAAAAAATGGCGCGTCGTGGTGCGGGTCAAGAAGCCGAAAAATCTATTGCTCAGCAATTAATGGAAACCGAAGGCTTTAAATTATTTGCGCAAGATCCGCGTTCCGGTAAATCTGCTAAATTAAGTTTGAAGGCTACCATTACCAGTTTAACAACTGATGCTGCTGGTTCTGCGGGCGCTTTGGTCGTTGAGCATCGCGTACCTGGGATTGTGGCAGCGCCAAATCGTCAATTAACCATTCGTGATTTGTTAATGCCTGGCACCACAGATAGCAATGCGATTACTTATGTTCGTGAAAAAGGTTTTACGAATAATGCTGGCCCGCAAGCATCTGAGGGCACTAAAAAGGCACAATCCGATCTTCAATTTGAAGAAGTGACTACTGGCGTTAAAACTTTAGCGCACTTTGTGAAGGCGTCTCGCCAAATTTTAGACGATGCGTCAATGTTGCAAAGTTACATCAATGGTCGTTTAACTTACGGTCTCAAATTGAAAGAAGACTTACAGTTATTAAATGGTGATGGTACTGGTGGCGGTCTTCAAGGCATTATGCAGACAGCTCAAGCTTTCGCAGATCCGGCAAAACTGGCATCCTATACTATCATTGACCAATTGCGTTTAGCTCTGTTACAGGTAGTTCTTGCTGAATATCCATCTAATGGTTTCGTTTTAAACCCTATTGATTGGGCGAAAATCGAATTAGAAAAAGACACAATGGGTCGTCACATTATCGGCAATCCTCAAAGTTTAGCTCAGCCTACTTTATGGGGCATTCCTGTTGTACAAACCCAAGCAATGACAGCAGGAAGTTTCTTAACTGGTGCATTTGATTTAGGTGCGCAAATCTTTGACCGCCAACAATCAGGTATTGCAGTATCTACCGAAAACGAAGATGACTTTGTGAAGAACTTAGTCACAATTCTTTGTGAAGAACGTTTAGCGCTTGCGATTTATCGCCCTGAGTCCTTTGTTAAGGGCACATTGGCGGCCAAAAAATAATAGTAACCAGCCCTCCAATGTGAGGGCTTAATTTTTTGAGGTGCTTATGCTCTCGTTAGACTTGGTAAAGGCGCATTGCCGTATCGATAATGACAACGAAGACAATTTATTACAGTCATATATAGAGTCCGCGCTTGGCCACATTGAAAGTCAGCTTGGGCGTAAATTATATAATGACAACGTTCCCGACTCCGATTCAACCGGAATTGTTATTAACGCACCAATAAGACATGCGGCACTAATGTTAATTGCGCACTGGTATGAAAACAGGGAAAGTGTAGTAGTTGGTAATTTCGGCAGTAAAGAAATTGAGATCGGAACTTGGCGCCTTATCCAACCTTACAGAATCATGGGGGCCTAATGCAAATCGGAAAACTACGGCATCGAATCACATTGCAGAAGCAGGTCAATACCGTAAACGACTACGGCGCGGCGGTGACGACGTGGAAAAACGTTGCGACCGTTTGGGCCGATGTGCGTCCGCTGTCTGGGCGCGAGTATTTTTCAGCTCAACAAGTACAGTCGGAAGTCACTACGCAAATTTGGCTACGTTATCTTGACGGGATTATGCCGACAATGCGGGTTAAGTTCGGTAAGCGTACTTTAGATATTGTGTCGGTACTCAATACGCAGGAGCGCAATGTATCGTTGCAGCTCATGTGTAAAGAGGTGATTAATGGGTAGCGTAACGGTCCGTGTTGATGGCTTGAAAGAGTTGCAAAAAGCAATGCAAAGCCTTGGGCGAAAGACTTCTAACCGTATTGCCGTTAAAGCAATGCGTAAAGGCGGTGCAATTGTGCGTGACAAAGCGCGTTCGCTCGCACCAGTCTTGAAAGAAAGCGTGCCGCACAGACGTGCAGGTACATTAAGAAAATCCATTCAAAGCCGTACGAAAGTTGGCAAAAATGGCAGAACTGACGCCTATATTTGGGTAAAGGGGCTTTCGACCAAGCAAGTGCTGAAATTCAAGGAAAAGGGCGGTAAATCCAGTGCGTACAATCCGCGCGATCCGTTTTACTGGCGTTATCTTGAATTTGGCACATCTAAAATGCCCGCGCGACCCTTTATGCGACCCGCCTTTCAGCAATCGAAGGAACAGGCGGCGCAAGCCATCATTGACACACTGCAACAAGAAATAATTGCGGAGGCTGGCAAATGACATGATCCAGAAGAAACTTTTTAGCGCCCTGTCGCCTTTGGTGTCGGGGCGTTGTTTTTATGGGCTGATTCCGGAAACAAACAAGGCTTTCCCGGTGATTGTGTATCAATTCCCAAACATCTCGCCAAATTCGGCGCTGGAAGATGGCGATCTTGATGATTATCAGGTGCAGATTGACATTTACAGCCCAAATCCTGATGACATTTTTAGCCTGCGCAAACAGATTTTTACCGCACTTTCGGCGGCGTTCGATTTTGCGGAGCGCATGAATGATTTTAGCGATTATGAAGCGGATACAAAGCTACATCGTCGCGTAATCAATTATCAAATTGCTTATGGAGAATAAAACATGGCAGCAAAAACCACACCGTTCCAAAAAACACGGTTTTATATTGGCACATCCGAAGATGCCGGTAAGAAAATTACAGCTTGTTCTGTAACACCAAATGCAACAATTACTGTTGCGTCAAGCGGATTTAAAACTGGTGATTGCGTCTTAGTTACTGGCTTAGGTGCACTAGATGGATATTATCCAGTTAAATCTGTTGCGGCAGATGTAATCACATTGGCTGATGAAGTTGATTGGTCAGCGTATGATCAACCAACAGTATTTACTGATGCTAAAGCGGCATTAGTGAAATGGTCAAATAATTTCTGTGAGCTACGAAATTTAGAGCGTAGCGAAGATACATTGACTGAAGAAGATGTGACTACCATGTGTGATGACGGTAAAGCCACCGAGGCAGGTGAGTTTGAGTATGGTGAGACTCAGATGAAGTTCTTTACTGCGCCAACATCCGAAATGCAAAAATTATGCCGTAAAAAATTCTTTTCAAAATCGAAGTTCCCTTTCCGTTTAGTTTTCCCGAATGGTCAAGGTACGATGTATGGCACTGGTTATTTCAAATCTGGCAATGGTTACTCCGGTGAAACTATGGGTAAATTTGAAAGCGGTGCAACTATTAAGCATACAAAACAGGAGTACCACTTACCTGTAGCTTAAAAAATAAAAAAAGCCAAGAGTGATCGGCTCTTGGCTTTAATTATTTGATTAACCTTTATTGCAGGAGAAGTTTACCTGCGAGTAAATTTTAACCATAAAAGAGGGTAAATACAATGGATTTGAGAAACAAATTGTTGCAGCATAAACCTAAAGTAACCGAAATTGAAATTCTTGGTGAAAAGTACTATGTAAGAGCATTAAGTGTCGGTGATGTGAACCGTGGATTGTTTGGCCAGCACAAACTATTGTGTGATATTGCAAAAGCACAAGGTATTGAGCTTAATTATGATGATCCTGATGAATTAGGCAAGCAATTAGGAAAAGTTTACGATCCATATCGTTTAGCCAGAAATCTAGCCCTCCGCTTATGCGATAAAGATGGTAATCTATTGTTTGATTTTGAAAATGAAGATGACTTGAAAGCATTATCAAGCCTAGATAATGAAGTATCTGAAGAATTAAGTCGAGCATTGATGGGTGATGAACCAAAAAACTTAATGACCGACGCAAGTTCCAAATAACTTTATCGCTTGCGTTGGGCAAAACGTTAGAAGAAATCGAACAAATGCCTGAAAAACATCTTCAGGAATATATGCTGTTTTATCAAGAGCAGCCATTTGGTTTGTGGAGAGATGATTATCGCACTGCACAGATTGCTCATTTGTTAGCGTTAATTCATAAAGATCCAAAACAGAAAGCCACAACATTGAACGATTTAATGCCATTTTTCAATGAAAATAAGGCATCAGAAGATAAAGAAGATGATGGCGTAGAGTCTTATTTGTTAAATCGTTGATTGTTTAGTAAAAAAGTTGAAAAAATTAGCTACTCCCTATTGATTAAAATGAATGTATTTTGTACAGTATAGGTATGTAAATAAGGAGGGGTTATGTTTAAAGATGAAATTAAACTTATCCATTGGTTGGGTAAAGAGGCTATTGCGTTTTTCGCTTTATTCTTTGTGTTACCTATTATTTTTATCTTGGCTGTAACAGGCATAACCACGAAAATTTTACTTGGTGTTTCTCTGGCTTACATCACCTTTTTTGTTTTTGCAAAAGTTGCTATGTTTTTCTTTATGAAGAAAACCGAAACTAAAGTACTACAGCAAATTGAAAAAGAAAACGAAGTTAAGTACGTCATCATTAAATAGTTAGTGTTTGTATAGAAAGCTCGCAATATGCGGGCTTTTTTTATTTCTGGAGAAAATATGTCATCACTCGGTAGTTTGTATATTGGGTTAAGTCTCGATACAGTCCAATTTCAGAATGGATTGAGTAAGTCGGAGTATCAGACCCGAAAATTTACTAGACAATTTGAAGCTAATTTTTCTCGCGCTCAAGAAAAAGCACGTCAGTTCTCAGAACGCACTACGCAATATTTAAATAATATTGAGAAAGCTGCCAATAACATCAATTCGACAACAAAATGGAGTTTTCGCCTTGATAATTTAGGTAGAGCGCAAGATTTGTCAAAGCAAGCTATTGCAATGATGGATAGTTATACTGAGCTACAGAACCGTATTAGACTGGTGACTCATAGTCAGACAGAAATGGCTCAGGCTACAGAAAGCGTGTTTGATATATCATCTCGAACCAATCAAGCTGTTGGCGCAACCGCTCAAATCTATCAACGTTTTGCAAAAAACGCTGATACTTTAAATATTAGTCAGCAAAAAGTCGTAGAACTAACAGAAACCGTATCAAAAGCAGTCGCTTTATCAGGTGCCGCACAAGCGTCATCAGAAGCGGCATTAATGCAGTTCGGTCAAGCTTTGGCTAGTGGTGAGTTGCGTGGTGCTGAACTTAATTCTGTGATGGAACAAACACCGGCTTTAGCACAAGCTATTGCAGATGGTTTAGGTGTTAGCGTTGGCGCACTTAAAGATATGGGTAAGAATGGTGAGTTATCTATCAACAAAGTGATAACTGCACTTGAAAAAGCAAAATCATCTGTGGATAGTGATTTCGAGAAACGTGTAAAAACACTCTCGATGTCATACACCAATCTAGAAACATCATTTATTAAATATGCTGGTGAAGCTGACCGCACTTATGGTATCACGCAGAAACTTGGAGAGAGTGTAGATTTTGTTTCGAAAAATCTTGACCAATTAATCACTGCTGCGGTTGTTTTAACTGGTGCCTTAGCCGTTGGTAGAATCAGCCAGTACAGTGCAGAGTTAGCAAAATCAGGCATTATCAGTGCAAAAAATGCTTTAGCCCATACAGCGGAAGCAAAAAGCATTTATGAAAGAGCAACAGCAATGCGAGTTGCAGCACAACTTGAAATGTCTAGCTTGACCGCGCAATTACAGCTTGCTCAATCTGAACAAACTCGATTTGCATTGCGTGAGAGAATGAAAGTGCAGTCAGCTCAAATTATTGCACTTGCAGAAGCAGAAGCTACAGCAAAACGAAACCTTGCCACAGCAACTAATCTTGCAACGATGGCGGCAAAAGGTTTGCAAAGTGTAATGGCTTTACTTGGTGGCCCAGCTGGTGTGATTGGCATTGCGGCTACATCATTACTATTTTTCAGTTCACAAGCGGCAGAAGCTCGACAATGGGCATTAGATACATCTATTGCTAATCAAGCTTTAGCTGAATCTTATGATCAAATCACCGAAGCGGCATTATCAATTAAAATTACTGAACAGCTTGAAAATGTCAAAAAATATTACGCTGAAATCGAAAAATTAAAAGCGGGAATAGCGACAAAACAGGTTGGTACAGATTTTGATGGTATTAGCGTTGGTGGAAATTCAAATGATGCCGAAATTGAAAGTTTAAAAAACAAAATCCAAGTAATTAAAGAAAATGCCGATGTTGCAAGACAGTCACTTGAGAAAATGCTTTCGCCACTTGGCGAGAAGATGCTGCGAGCAGGTAAAAATGTTGATGAAGTGCGGCAGAAATTCAAGTTGCTTGGTGTATCAGCTGAAACTGCAGATAACATTATAGCTAACTTACCGAAAAGCTTTAATGACACAGCTAATAGTGCAAATAAAGCCGCAGACAAAACGTTAGATTTGAATGATGCAATGGAAAAGCTGAAAGAGAAATCTACGTCTCTTGCTCAAAGGCTTGAAGTCGCAAAACTCAAACAGCAAGGTCAGGCCAAATCCGCTTACGTGTTGGCTGGTCTTTATGAGTTGCTTGGAAAGGAAGGTGCTGAATACAACGAAGTATTGATTGGTATTGCTACAGGCACAATTACTGCAGCTAATGCGGCAGATAAAGCTGTTGGGTTATCACTTGAAACGCTAAACAAGATTTTAGCCGGTAAAGCAACATTGGAAAAAATGTTTTCCGATGAAACCAAAGTGACAACAATTGAAACTCAAATAAAAGAAAGCAACAAAAAATCAGGTGGTCGAAAATCATCTGGTGAAAATGCTCGAGATAGTTGGTTAAGTTTCTATGACGAAATTCGTAAGAAAAGTAGTTCTAGTCTTGCTGAAATTGACTTGGAACAAACAAGAATGTTCCAGCGCTTAGAAGAGCACAACAAAAAAGGTGTTGTATCTCATCAAGAATATGAAACAGCAAAAACAGCTATCACTGAGCGGTTTGCTCGTCAACGGTTAGAGCTTGCAGGGAAGTATGCGCCTGAGAAATTATTACGTGCGAACTTAAATGATGAGTTAGCGGTAGTTGAAGAGCTTAAAAAAGCAGGACAGCTTACAGGTGGTGAAGCTAATACTGCTGAATTGCAATTGAAGTTTGATTATGCTCAAAACAGATCTCAAAGTGCGGTCAATCCATTAGATCAATTACGCGCACTTTATGATCCGCAACAAGAGCTAATTAATCAACAAACGCAAGAGCTTGCTCAGCTCCAAGCATTTAACGATCAAAAGTTGATCACGGAAGAAGAATTCCAACAACGCAAACAGCAAATCATTGATAAATACAAAAACAACAAGATCCAAAAGGAAATGGAATCGTATGCTACAGGACTCAATGATTTGGGTGGCGCTTTTGGCACTCTTGCATCTATGGTTGAACAGTCTGCAGGAAAACAATCTGCCGCTTATAAAGCAATGTTCGCTATCTCTAAAGCATTTGCGATTGCTGAAGCAACTGTAAAATTATCACAGGCAGTAATGCAAGCTATGGCTGATGACACCGCATTTACCCCTGCTCAAAAATTTGCAAATATGGCAGCGGTTGCAGCGGCTGGTGCTAATGTTATCTCTCAAATCACTAGCGTAGGCTTTGCTAAAGGTGGTCATGTTGTCGGAGAAGGTACAGGAACAAGCGATTCCATCTTGGCTCGATTATCTAACAATGAATTTGTTATGACATCCCGCACTGTTGATCACTATGGTGTTGGGTTTATGAACGCCTTAAACCAACGCAGATTCCCTAAATTTGCAAATGGCGGTCATGTTGGTGGCAAATCTGATAGTTATGACGGATTGTTTAGCGGTGGTGGATCATCAACTAATAACGAAGTATCAATAACAATAAATATTGATAAAAACGGAAATGAAAGTGTGACTGCTGAGCAAAAAGCCGCACAAGGTAAAGAGCTTGCATTAGCAATCCAAGCAAATGTACTTGAAGTGTTAAGAAAACAACGTCGTCCAGGTGGAATGCTTGGATAAGGAGATGAGATGGCTTTAAAAACATTGCCTTGGTGTCCGCAGCCTGGTTATACAGTTGATGAAGAACCAAAGCGGAAAGTGCTTAATTTTGGAAATGGCTATCAGCAACGAATGGAAGATGGAATTAATGCTCTTTTGAGAAAATATTCCGTCACCTATAAGGTTAAAAATAGCCAATCAGCAGAATTTCGTCAATTTATGAAAGAGCACGGTGGAGTCCGTGCTTTTTATTTTAAAGACGTCGCACTAAATGGGGAGTTAGTTAAAGTGATATGTCCTAAGTTTCCTCGTCAAGTTGGCAAGATTTACACAATATTTACTTGTGAGTTTGAGGAAGTTGTTTAATCGCAATGATTTCCCCTTGACACCCAAGGGGATTTTTCATTATTATTTTTATCAAGCAGATAGTTATCTGCTCAAGGTGTCGAAGCCTGAAACCAAAAGCGGAAGTCCGCACCCGACAGCATAGCGGTTTTTTTATGCGTAAAATTTGTGATCTCGTTTAGTTTTATTGCCATTAAGACTTAACACGCATAAATCCAATTTCATCTATGCCGAGCGGGTGACTAATACAATACCCGCAAGGGGAATACGTCCAGCTGACTTTTGGCAGCCTTCGAACCGCTCGGCGCCCTATATGGGTAAATCTCAATATCGAAGATACACCAAAAGGAGACATTCTATGTCTAATCAATCTCAACTCTCTACATTCAACTTTGAATCAAATTCTATCCGCACTTTAGCTATCAACAATGAGCCTTGGTTCGTTGCTGTTGATATTTGTAGAGCGCTTAATTTAAGCAGTCCATCAATGGCTATTGCCAATTTAGATGATGATGAAAAATATACCCTAAGTTTAACTGAGGGTATCGAAGGAGTCGGTAAACAAGTTCAAGAATTGAATTTAGTTTCCGAAAGCGGAATGTACACTTTGATCTTACGTTGCCGTGATGCAGTTAAAAAAGGATCTATTCCACACCGTTTTAGAAAATGGGTTACATCAGAAGTATTACCTACTATTCGCAAAACAGGAAAATATGAATCAAAAACAACCGCAGACGATCGTACAGGCCTGCGTAATGCCGTAAATATGTTAGTCAGCAAGAAAGGCTTGATTTATTCCGATGCTTATAATCTTGTTCACCAGTACATGAACGTAGAGAGCATAGAAGACATTCCCGCCGACAAATTACAAAGTGCGGTGGAATATGTGCATAGAATTGTGCTTGAAGGTGAGCTTATCACTGAACAGAAAAAAGATGAGTTATTCACCCGTGAATTTACAGAGCATGAACTCCAACAGCTTGTTTGGGCATGGTTTGCTTTATTGCGTGGCACAGAACTTTGCGAAGTGCTTCACCCTTCACTAAAACAAATTGGCTCGTATTATGCCG